CCCACTCAGGATCCCCCTACGCAAGATCCGCCTGCAGCTGATCCGCCCACACAGGATCCGCCCGCAGATGATCCTATTACTCCAGGAAATGGCGGCGGCGTAACAACTGCTGGCACTGATAAAGTCGGGGATGACCCAACAACTACTGGCGGGGATGGCGGTGGAGACGGCCCTGGTGATGGCCCCGGTGATGGCCCCGGTGATGGCAATGGCAATGGGGATGACAAAGGAAGAGGTCAAAGCCTTCTTATAGGCGGGATGATGCGACCTACGCTTCAGCCCCAAAAAGGTAGGCCGGTTATGGTTCCTGATATATATGACCCAATACCGCTTCCAGGTCTTATGGCTATTCCCCAGAGTCGTGCTCGCGTAGAGCTAGAAAAAGTTATTGCAGACCTTATGATGCCTGAACAAGGAAAACCCAGTGGCTTGCTGCTTGGCACGCTAAATTCAAGGAATGTTGCATGACATATCTAAACTTAGTAAACAATGTGCTTAGGCGCTTGCGAGAGGATGTTGTTACAACCGTAACTAACAACACCTACAGCACGATGGTGGGCGACTTTGTTAATGATGCAAAGGAACTGGTTGAAACTGCTTGGGATTGGTCGGCGCTACGGTCAACCTTGACGATTACTACAGCGGCAGATGACTACACCTATTCGCTAACAGGCAGTGGTGACAAAGGCAAAGTCTTTAGGATTATCAACGATACTTCTAACTGCGAACTGCAATATCAAACTCAGGCATGGTTTGATAACGAGTTTTTCGTAAACAACCCAACGTCAGGTGCGCCAAAGTACTTTACCTTTAATGGTGTAGATACTAACGGCGATACGCAGATTGATGTCTATCCTAAGCCTGATGGTGTTTATTCCCTAAAAGCCAAGTTGGTTAACAGGAACGCGGCATTGAGCAGTGATTCCGATACTTTAGCAATACCTAGCCAGCCCGTTATCCACATGGCGGTGGCTTTACTGGCCCGTGAGCGGGGTGAAACAGGCGGTACGTCAACCCCTGAGTACTTTGCTATTGCCGATAGGTATTTGTCTGACGCAATTGCAATGGATGCACAGAAGCATCCTGAAGAAACTATTTTTTATACACCGTAGGAATCGTTATGGCACAGCCCCTACAGAGTATTAACTTGGTTGCCCCTGGTTTTAAGGGGGTTAACACAGAAGACTCGCCAATAGCGCAAGACCCATCCTTTGCAGATGTGGCTGACAACGCTGTTATTGATAAGCGGGGTCGTATTGCCGCGCGTAAGGGCATTAGTGTTATTACAACTACGAAGACTGCGCTGGGTACTGACTATCTTCATAGAATCCACCAGTTCTATGATGATGCCGGAAATGAAGAAATACTAAGCACCGGCAACAACAAGATTATGAAGGGTACGACTACGCTGACGGATATCACGCCGGGGTCGTATTCAATTACTGCCAATAACTGGAAGATCGTCAACTTTAATGACAAAGCCTATTTCTTTCAGCGGGGGTTTGACCCGCTGGTTTATGACAATGCTAACGGGCTAAGGACATTTACCGTCGTTAATGGTGGTGCTACTAACGCTACCTTTAAGTGCAATGAAGTTTTAGCGGCCTTTGGTCGGCTGTTTATTGTTGATAACGCAACAGATTCGCAAACCATTTACTGGTCTGATCTGTTGGTTGGCAATGATTTTTCTGGGGGAAGTAGCGGCAACATTGATGTAAATAAAGTATGGCCTGATGGCTATGACGAAGTGGTTGCGTTAGCCGCGCACAACAACAATCTAGTCGTATTTGGCGAACACAGTATTATTGTCTACGAGGGCGCTACTAGCCCAGCATCCATGACACTGGCGGATACTGTGTCGGGCGTAGGCTGTGTAGACAGGAACTCTGTTCAGTCAATCGGCACGGATGTGTTGTTTATGTCTAACTCAGGGCTAAGAAGCCTTGGCAGAGCCATACAAGAAAAAGCATTGCCGATTAGCGACCTTAGTCTAAATGTTAAGACAGAGATTATTGAGGTTATTGGGGCTGAGACAGAGCCTTTGGCGTCCATCTACAGTCCTGAAAACTCGTTTTATCTTATCTGCTTTCCTAGCCAGTCTACTATTTTTTGTTTTGACCTAAAGGGCAGGCTAGAAAATGGTTCATATCGAACCACCAGATGGACATCTGTGGGCCATAAGTCATTTGAAAGGGATACCGATGGCACGTTGTATATAGGCACTACTGATGGTTTGGGCAAATATGACACCTTCTTGGATAACACGACCGTATACCGTTTTCGTTACTTCAGCCCAGCTTTGACATTTGGTGATCCCAGCAAAACCAAGATTGTTAAAAAAATAAAACCGACCTTGATTGGCGCAAATGATGAAAGACTTTTTGTTAAGTGGGCGTATGATTTTGAAACGGCCTTTAACACCGCTGAAATCTCAGTAGGGGATCAAACGCCAGCATTTTTTGGTGTATCTGAATATGCGATTGGCACTTTTACTGGTGGTGTCTTGACTACACGACCGACAATAAACGCTACTGGCAGTGGTGGCGTTGTGACAATTGGCTTGGAATCTGACATTGACGGCTCTCAACTCTCAATACAAGAGATTAACGTACTAGCACTTATAGGTAAGACGGTATGAGCAACTACTCAAAGACAACCAACTTTACGGCTAAGGATAGTTTGCCTTCTGGTGATGCCAATAAGATTATCCGTGGTAGTGAGTTTGATACTGAATTCAACGCGATAGCGACCGCATCAGCAACCAAGGCGGATATTGCATCACCCACCTTTACAGGGACTGTAACGATTCCTGCCCTAACTTTTTCAGGAACTCTGTCTACAGGCACGATTGATGGAGGGACGTACTAATGACTCAGGCAACTGGATATTACTCATTAGGGCAAGAAAATCCTGTAACGCAAGACGAGAGCGGATTTGATTTTGGAGGTCTTATTAGCGACGTCTTTAGCGGCATTGCCAGCAATCTTGGCACTGTAGGCTCTGCTGCAGGCGGCATGGCGGCGATTAAATCTGCTTACGACCGATTAGGCTCTGTAGGCGATCAAGCTCTGACTGGGGCTGGTGAAATTGCCGGCATGGGGCTAACACAGTCCCAGTTTCAGCCGTTTACTGTCAAAACCGGAACTGGCGGCAATGTTGCTGTTGACCAATTTGGTGGTGTAGACCTTTCTACAGGTCAGGGTGGGCTTGAGCAGTCTTTACTGGGTGAGGCGTCCAGAAGGTTTACCCAAGCGCCTATAGGAACCACTACATTTGCCAACTTTGGCAACCAAGCGTTAGGTGTTGGTGGCGGTCAATTAGGCATGGCACCGGCTTTATCGCCAGAGCTTCAGGCCGCAAGCCAATCGTTGTTATCTCGTGGTCAAGCTGACTTAGGGGGATCTGCTTTTGGTCTTTCAGGTCAGGAAGCAGCTGCTAGGCAGGCATTTGGCTTAGGTAGTCAATTTATGGGCCGTGCTGGCGCTGGAATGGGCGACAGAGAGCAGGAAGTCTTTGAGCGGCTTAGGGCTATTCAGGCACCTGAAGAAGAACGCCAAAGGTTAGCCCTAGAAGAAAGGTTGTTAAATCAAGGCCGATTGGGCGTTAGAACCAATATGTTTGGCGGCACTCCTGAGCAGTTTGCTTTGGCAAAAGCTCAAGAAGAAGCCCAGGATCGTGCGGCATTAGCGGCTATTCAGCAGGCCCAGCAAGAGCAAAGGCAACAAGCGGCTATCGGCGCACAGTTTGCAGGGCTTGGCTCAAACATTGCCAATCAACGACAGGCCCTAGAATCTGCCCAGCAATTGCAGGCATTACGCGCCTTGACGGGTGGCACGGACATAGCGGCTAGAGATAGAGCCATTCAGGATGCACAGCAACTTAGTGCATTGAGGGCGTTACAGACGGGTCAGGGCTTGATTAGCGACCGAATGGCGCTACAAAGGGCGCAACAACAACTGGGTCTGGGTGCTTTGACAGGTGCGTTTGTGCCGCAAGCTCAGACCTTAGAGGCGTTACGCCAAGGCCTAATGGCTTCTCAGCTTGCCCAGCGTGGTCAATTGGCTGGTGCTGGATTGTTTGGTGAGGCGTCAATGGGCGGTCTTGAGGCGCTACTTGGGTCTGCATTGGGTCAGGCTGGCTTGATGGGTGACGTAGGCACGGGCTTGCTATCTGGCGCTTTACAAGGATCTGGGGGCGGTCAAAATGGGTTCGCGGCAATCATTAATTCTGCTGGCGGCGCACTTGGCGAGTTAGCCGGTGACATAATCAGCCAGATTAATCCCTTTGATTAGGAGGCAGAAACATGGCTTTAGGTGAAATTACAAGGCAGTTGGCTGGGTTTAGGCTTCCTGGTTTAAGAGATGCCGCGGAGCAAATAGGCTCTGCCCAAGCAATGGGAAAGCGCAGGGGTATGCTGACTGAATTGCTTGCCCCCGCATTAGATCCAATGGCTACAGCAGAACAATTGAGTCAATCTGCCACTCAAGCGTTAAATATTGGTGAGCAAGATTTGGCTGTTCAGCTTGGAGGCATGGCATCTAAAGCGTCTGAAGCTGAAAGATTAAAAAAAATGAGAAGCAACTTAGAGACAGCTGCAATTGCAAAGGCTGGCCCAAATACGGAAATTGCCTCGGCCCTTAAAGGGGCTGATATTTCCGCATTAAGATCATACTTAATGGGCCAAGCAGAGCCTTTTACTTTAGCAACAGGTGAGGTTCGTTTTAGCGGAACTGGGGACGTAATAGCAAGGGGGCCAGAAAAAACAACAACTACTACATTTGGCACAACAATTTCAGAGTGGATAGATCCATCAGATCCCAATAATATATTGTTTAGAACCGTGCAACCTACAAACAGCCCGATTCCTATAGAGGTTGGCTCTAACCGTCCTGTGACTGCTGAGCAACTTAGTGGTCTTAGTGTAAAACCAAAGCCAAGAACATCTCTTTCTCTTAGCACTGGCGATAAATCGCAAGAT